CTTCACGTTTGATGGAGACTATAGAATCATCCCCATATGCAACAACACAAACTGCATTATAAAAAGATTTCATATTACGTAGTTCCAATGGTGCCAATCCCAACCAAGCCAATTTATAATATCTATCACAGGCATTGGTATTAATTATAGTAGTGCAATTACAACCAGATGGATTACCACAATGTACACAATAAGCAACATTCATACATTGTGTAGGTGTATGCACCAATTCGTTCCACAAAACCTCACGAACGCGGCTACAAACATCATGATCAACTTCATATCTATAATAATGGTTAATAGAATCTATTTCAATTTCCATCAGATCATTGAGCATATTCCCATCCATAGCAGTATGATCTCCATCACCGCCAATGTCAGAATTACTAGCCAACTTATGCATTAAATCAGTCCAATCCAAACTATACGGATTAATACCAACAGCAGAATGCATCTTAAGCCGACTATTATAAACTGCAATAATATAATCAAGAAAATACATACGGAAAACAATTTGATAATCTAATGGTGGAGTGATAATCATACGAACCTTTTTCCCAGGTTTGCGTCTTTCATCTTTAGGTATATCCATCCACATTGAATTATATGACAAACCATTCTTAGCCATACTAATACGTGTATCAATAGCAGTTCGTAAATGCAAATCAGAAACAGTATAATTACCATCATCATCTTTAGTGAAGAATGCAGCTTTACCCTTGCCTGATTTCATCTTTTTATAAGGTAATCCTGGTGATGTAGACATATTCATTCGTTCACAATATGGATATTTAACATCACCATTAATAGCAACAAACTCAGTAACAACACCAAGCTTAAAAGAATCAAGGGCTTCAACATTATCACATGCATCCTTATAAAGTGCTCTACGGAAATCAGGATTGATAGGCTGCGTAGTATGGAAAAACCGTGAGATAACCTCAGGGAAATCTTTCTTATCCATGCTAACAGGAGCTGTACATACTGGTGTTATAACATTCTGTATACAAGATGGCTTTATCTCAGTTTTAGTAACAGGATAAACAGCACCTTGAGCCGGAACACTGCCATAATAAGTATAATTGCCTTCAGGTAATATTATTGCAGGCTTATCATCACATGTGACTGGGCGAGACTGTGGCTGTACACGTGGCTCAAATTTAGCTAAATTACCACTTGTAACAAGTTCAC